TTCGGTTCGTCCTTCGACATCTTGATGGACATCACCGCCAGCGGCGGCGAGGCCGAGATGACGGAGACCACCACCATCCACTCGCTGAACCGCCGGCGCGCGCCCATGGTCACCTCCCCGCTGTCGTTCACGTCGAACGCGCTGTTTGCCACAAGCGACCCCGGCTACATCGAGTGCAACAAGGCCTTCAAGGCCAAGCAGAAGCGTGCCATCCGGTTCCGCTTCGGCACCAGCGCCAAGATGGCTTTCGTGGGCTACCCCTCGGCGCCTGGCGTGCCCACCGGCCAGGCCCAGGCCGTGGTGCAGATGCGCATCGGCTTCGAGGCGCAGAACTTCGTCAGCACCTGGAACACCTGACGCACCGCTTGCGCGCGGCCGCGGCGGGGTTCGCCCCGCACGGTCTTCGCCCGAGCCATCGCGGCCGCGTGCTCCTTTCCTATCGGGCTAACTGATCGGGCATCCCCATGGCAATCATCATCACCGTCTCCCCGACGGTCCGCTTCAAGGTCGAAGGCGTCGAAACCGCCGAAGACGGCACCCCCATCCCTTTCGAGTTCTCCCTCACGGCAGAGCGCCTGGCAGAGTCCACCGACGTGGTGGCGCTGCGCAAAGCAGCCAGCGCGCGCGAGGATGCCGGCAGCCTCACGCCGCTCACCGACGTCATGCTGCCCAAGCTCAAGGGCTGGGCTGGCCCGCGCACGGCCGAGGGCCAGGAAGTGCCCTTCAGCGAAGACGCGTGCCGCCAGCTGCTGAACCGGCCCGGCATCGCGGTGCTCGCCTATGACGCCTACATCAAGGCCGTCGGGGCGAAGGCAAAAAACTCGTAGCGCTCGCCGAGCGGTGGGCACGTGAAGGGCTACGTGATGACAAGGGGAAGCAGCCTGCGGTGGCGCAGCCGGCCGGCTCAGCCCTTGCGATGCTCGCTGCCAAAGCCGCTGCGGTGGGCGCGATCCCTGGCAAGGCGCCGGCGTCCGATGACGACGGCCCGGCCTACCTGTGGCCCGAATGCGTGCCCGCGTGGCTCGCTTTCATCGACCTGCAGGACCAGTGGACCGAGGCGGCCTTGCCGCGAACAGAGATCCTGGCTCACCTGCAGGCCGTCATTGAGGACCCGCACCAGCGGCGCGATGTGTACGAGTGCGTGTGCGCCTGCGCCCGTGCCGCGCGCCAGGTGGTGCTTGCCGACCGTGCTGAACGCCAGCGCCAGCAGAAGGCCGCTGACGAAGCCCGCGCCGCAGCCCGGCGCAACAGGTAGCCCATGATCCAGGACATCCGCTGGCGCGTCGGCCTCGACGGCGTCTCCCAGGTACAGCAGGGCGGGGCCCAAGTTGAGGCCGCCTTCCAGCGCATGGGGCAGTCCACGTCGGCCATCGACAAGGCCGTTGGCGCCGTGGCAAGCATCGGCACCGCGTTCAAGGCAGTCGCCGGCCTGGCCATCGTCAACGAGCTGCGGCAGGTAGGGGCGGTGGCCATCCAGGCGGCCGACGGTGTCACCGTCCTGCAGAACAACCTGAAGCTGGCCACCGGCAGCGCCGCGGCCGCCAGCCAGTCCTACAGCGAGCTGTACGGCGTGGCCCAGCGGTCGCGCGTGTCGTTCACCGAGTTGGGTGGCACCTACGCGTCCATCGCACGGGCTACCGAAGGGCTCGGCGTCAGCCAGCTGAAGCTGCTCACCGTCACTCAGGCCATCGGCAACGCCATGGCCATCAGTGGAGGCAACGCGGCAGGCATGCAAGCCGCGCTCACGCAACTCGGCCAGGGCCTTGCCAGCGGCACGCTGCGCGGCGATGAACTGAACAGCGTGCTGGAGCAGACCCCGCGCCTCGCGCGCGCCATCGCCGAGGGCATGGGCGTGACCGTGGGCCAGCTGCGCGAGCTGGGCCAGGAAGGAAAGATCACGGCCGAGGCGGTGCTCAACGCGCTGCAGTCACAGGCCGAGACGCTGGCGCGCGAAGTGGAAGGCAGCGTCGTCACGGTCAGTCAGGCCATGACACAGGTGACCAACGCGGCAACGAAAGCGGTGGGCGACTTGAACCAGGCTACCGGCGCCACCTCCGCCATCAGTAGCGCCATGACGGGCCTGGCCGACACCATCGACGACGTGAGCGACCGGCTCCAGCGGGCGCGCGCGGCGGGCAATGGCGTGTTCGGGTCGTTCGCCGCTGCGCAGGTCATGGCGATGGCTGAAGCTCTTGGGCACGTCGACGCCAATGCCGCGAATGTCGGGCGCCGCTTGAAGGACGCGGAAAAGGAACTCGCGGTCCTGCAAGATCGCTTCGCCGCCCAGGGCGGCTTCTACCTGGCAGCGAAGGTCGAGGAAGCCCGCCAGCTGGTGGAGAAGCTGAAGGAAGCGAAGCAGGCCCAGGATGAACTCAAGGCCGAGCGCGGCACCAGCATGTCGTCGCAAATGGGTGAGGCCAGTGGCGGCATTGCGGCCATCGCGGCCAAGGGTCTCGCCGAGCAGAAGAAGCTCGAGGAAGACCTCGCGGAAGCCCGCAACAAGGCGCTCGGCGTCAACGATGCCTGGATCAAGCAACTGAACGTGCTGGCAGAGGCGCGCCAGAAAGGTCTGCTGAGCGAGCGTGAGCACCTGGCGCTGGCCAAGCAACTCACGACTGCGACTTACCAGAAGGCGGCGGCGACGAAGAAGGACGCCGACGAGATGGCCGATGCCGTCAAGCAGTTCGAAGAGCTGTCGAAGGCGGGGCGTGATTGGTCGCGGGGGATTGCGGCCACCAATGCAGCTCTGGCGCGCGAGCTTGATCTGGGGCGTGCGCTCACTGAAGGCGAGCGGCAACAGCTGGAGCTGACTACCAAGCTGGCCAGCGGCCAGCTCGTGATGAACGACGCCGTGGAGCGCCGCGCACGCGCCGAGATTGACCTCGGCGACGCGCTGCGCAAGAACGTCACCTGGCAGCGGGAGACGGCCTCGCAGAACGACGCCGCCTTCAAGCGCCTGCAGGAAGAGACGGCGGCCATTGAGGGCCGCGCAGCGGCCATGCGCAAGACCAACGACCAGGCCTTCGCCACGCCAGGCGCGCTGCGCGAGATCGAGCAGGCGGAGTACGCCGCTGCGGCCGCTGCAAAGGAGCGGCTGGCCACGGTCTTCGACTTGGTGGACCCCAACATCGCCGCGGAATACCGGCGTCAGGCCCAGGCCATCCGCGACACCGCGGCGGAGACTTCGCGTGCTGCCGGCATTGAGGCCGGCAAGAAGGCTCGCGAAGCGGCCGTCGAATCCGCGCGCGAGGCCGAGCGCGCTTGGTCGCAAACGGCCGACACCATCGCCGGCCTGCTCACCGATGCCATCCGGAGCGGCGGCGAAGAGGGCTGGGACCGCATCAAGGACTACATCGAATCCAACGCCGTGCACGCCATCGTGCAGATGGCGGTCAACGGCGTCATGGGCACGGGCGGTGGCGGCGCTGCTGGTGGCGCTGGCGGCGGCTGGTCCAACTGGCTCAGCATGCTGATGGGCAATGGTGGCGGCGGTGCCGGCCTCTTCAGCAGCGGCAACATCGCCACCATGGCCGGCACCTACCTGTCGGCCGTCTACGGCAATGGGGCCTCTGCCTACGCCGCAGCCATCGGTGCCAGCAACTACGCCGCCGGCTCTCAGGCCGCCATGCTGGCCGCGCAGACTGGCGAGTTCGGTGCGGCCGGCCTCTCGGCCACCAGCAGCGCCGCGGCAGGCGCCGGTGCCGGCACGGCGTCCACCATCTCGGCTGCCATCCCCATCATAGGCTGGATCGTCGCGGCCTATATGGCAAGTGACGCGGCCTACAAGGGCGGCGCCACGCACGACATGATCGAAGGGTCGGCGCGCTACGCCACGCCGGGCGGCAGCATCGCCGGCACGCACTACATGGCCTTCCGCGACCTCGGCATGGACGAGAAGTGGGCCACCATCCTGTCGGGTGAGGCGCTGGTTGCCAGGCTGCTCGGCCACAAGCAAAGCGTCAGCGGCTTCGGCATCGGTTCGGTCGTCGGCAACGCGTTCGCCCAGGAAGGCCGTGCGCCCATTGAGTTCGGCCGCAACATCCTGCAGGGTGGTGCTGACGAAGGCTTGCAGGCGTTGGCCGCGGGCGTGGCGCAAAACATCGGGGCAACCGCCAGCATGTTCGGCGGCGGACTCACGCAGGGCCTGCGCGTTGGTGCCCTGACGGATCGTGACCGCGAAGACAAGGTCGCGGCGCTGCTGGGCTTCTTCCGTGCGGACAACAGCTTCGTCGCCGGCACGCAGACCGGCTCGGGCTCGTTCGGCTCCGGCGGGCCGGGCGGGGCGGCAAGCAAGATCGCGTCCGCCGACCTCGAGGCGTGGATCAGCGAGCAGATGCCCGTGTTGATGGTGCAGGGCCTGCAGCAGTCCGACTTGGACGCTCGCTTTGAAACCTACTTCAACAGCGTCGGCGCGGCCAAGCTCACGCCCGAGCTGGCCAGCACCATGCTGCAGACCGCATCGGCGGTGCAGCAGTTCACGCAGGTGTTCACGCCCCTGGGTGGCGCGTTCTCACAGCTGGAAGACCTGTCGGTGGCTACCGTCGAGCGTCTGGCCAAGGCGGCCGGCGGCTTCGACGCGCTCGGCCAGCAGGCCAGCGAGTACTACCAGGGCTTCTACAGCGAAGCCGAGCGCACCGAACAGGCTTGGGCCGGCGTCAACACGGCGCTGCAGGAAGCGGGCGTCAAGGCATTGCCGAAGACGAAGGAAGAGTTCCGGGCCCTGGTCGATTCGCTGGGCGACCTGAGCACCGAGGCGGACCAGAAGGCCTTCGTGGCACTCATGCGCGTCAGCGGCGCATTCGCGCAGCTCACCGACGCGGCTGACGCTGCGGCGCAGAAGCTGGCGGAAGAGGCCGCCGCCCGGGCAAAGGCGCTGGATTCCACCATCACCGAGAACCTGCCCAAGTTCTTGAAGCCAGAGGAACAGCGCGTCTTTAAGTACCAGCAGGTGCAGGGCGACCTGCAGCGAGCCGGCGTGTCGATCGGCCTCGAGCAGCTGATGGGCGCGTCGAAGGCTGATGTGCTCGCCTTCGCGCGCAGCTTCATCAACTTGGCCGACGGCGCCAGCGAAGCGGAAATCGCAGTGGCCGGTGCGGCTGGCGCCCTGGCCGACCTGGCTGACGACGCCGCCACTGCGGCAGCCGCCCAGCGCGCGACCGCTGCGGAGAAGGAGGCGGAGGAGGTGGCGCGGGTGCAGGCCCTGACAGCGGCCTTTGACGGCATGGTGGCCAACCTCAAGCAGGGCGTGGCCGCCGCGTACAGCGACGTGGCGCAGATCATCAGCGCCGAGCGGCAGCGCGCCGAGACCGAGGCTGAAAAGTCTCTTCGCACCTTGGAGCAGCAGGCCGACCGTGTGGAGCAGCGCTACTCAGGCCTGATCGATTCCCTGGGCTCGTCGCTGGAGCAGCTCACCAGCGACCTGGCCGGCGACGGAGGCCGCGCGAAGGCGCTGCGCACGCTGCAGCAGGCCCGCGACGACCTGGCCGGCGGCCGCGCCGTGGATACCGACGCCGTGCGCGCTGCGGCTGGCACCGCCGCGCGTGTCGACCAGGCCAACTACGCCAGCGCGCTGGAATACCGCCGCGCGCTGGCCAGCACCGCAGGCTTGATCCGCGACGTGACCGCCGCGGCCCGGCAGCAGCAGTCGTCGGAGCTCGGCGCCATCGCCGCGCAGCAGGTCAAGATCGAGGCGGACCTGCAGAAGCAGCTGGACTCGCTCGATGCGCAGCTCGACCAGGCGCGCGCCGCGGCCGGCTCGCTGGTCAGCATCGACGACGGCATCAAGACCGTCGGCGGGGCGCTGGATCGGCTGGCGCAGGCCATGGGTGCCGTCAATGCGGTGCAAGGTTCGCCGGATGCTCCCACCGGCCAGTGGGTGCCCAGCGGCGGCGCCGAGGTGTGGGCGTCGAGCGGCGGCGCGGTGGCGGTGCGCGAGACTGGCGCCACGGTCGACGGCAGCGTCATCCGCGGCAAAACCGGCAACAAGTTCACCATCGCCGAGGCGCAGGCTTGGGTGACGGAGCGCCTCGCCGCCGGCGATGTGATGGGCATCTACGCCCGCGCCATCGCCGAAGGCATCGATTCTTCGTCGCTGGATGCGCTCATGGGCTGGCCGCTGGGCACGTCGCTGGCGGAAGCCAAGCGGCTCGGCCTACCGGCCTTCGAGGTGGGAACGAACTTCGTTCCTAACACTGGGCTTGCGCTGGTGCACGAGGGCGAGCGGATCATCCCGGCGGCCGACAACGCGGCGCTGATGCGCATGCTGTCCGACGGTGTGGGCCGCGACGACGGGCTGCTGGCCGAGATGCGCGCCATGCGCGAAGAGCTGGAGGCGCTGCGCCGCCAGTCGATGAACAACGACGCCATCGTGGCTGGCAATACGGGCAAGGCCGCGCGGTTGCTGGATGACGTCATCAACGGCGGGGCCTCGGTGCGCACCGAGGTGGCTGCATGAAGGTGATCGCGCCCATCTCGATCACCGAGGCGATGCTCACCAGCAGCACGCTGCTGCCCGAGGCAGAAGCGGTGTGGAGCGCGGGCACTGGCTACGCCAAGGGCGCCCGTGTGCGCAAGACGACGCACGTGGTGTGGGAGTCGGTCAAGACCGGCACCAATACCGGCATCGACCCGGCCACCGATGACGGCACGAATTGGGTGCTGGTCGGGCCCACCAACGCGTGGGCGATGTTCGACGGCAGCGTCAGCACGGCCAGCACAGCGGCGACCACCATCGAGGTAGGGCTAACGCCCGGGATGATCGTCGACGCTGGCGCGGTAATCGCCGGTGTCGGCGACACGGTGCGCTGGCAGATGCACGACGGTGCAACGCAGGTCTATGACGCGACCAAGTCGCTCGACTCGACGCCGATCGAGTCGTGGGAAGACTATTTCTTCGCGGACTTCGCGCTGGCCGGTGAGCTGATCTTTGAGGGCTTGCCGGCATACCTGTCCGCTACTGCGACGGTGACTATCACCCCGTCATCCGGCGAAGCTGCTGCCGGTGCGGTGGTGCTCGGTCGCATGCACTACCTGGGCGAGACGCTGCCGGGGGCAGCTGCTGGCATCACCGACTACTCGAGAAAAGAGACCGACACATTCGGCGCCACGAGCCTCGTGCAGCGCAGCTTCGCCAAGCGCATGCAGGTGCGCCTGCTGCTGGAAACCAGCCAGACCAAGCGCGTGCAGGCCGTGCTGGCCAGCCTGCGCGCCACGCCAGCGGTGTGGATCGGCGATGACGACACCGACACCTTCGGCCCCCTGGTGGTGTACGGCTGGTTCAAGTCGTTCTCGATCGACATCCCCGGTCCCGTCTACTCGTACTGCACCTTGGAAATCGAGGGCCTCACATGACCATTCCGACCATCGATCCGATGACCACGCCCGTGCCCACGCGGGCGGACCGGGCCACCTTCGCGCCGCGCGCCGATGTCACGATGAGCGAACTGCCGGTGCGCGTGACGCAGATGAATGCTGCTATCGCCGCCATCAATGCTGCAGCGGATGCCATCGACGTTGCCGAAGACTCCGCGGGGCTGTCGGCTGCCACCGCAGTCGGTGCAGCGAACTTCAAGGGCGAGTGGTCCACCCTAAGCGGCGCCCTGGCCATCCCTGCAGCGGTGTCGCACAACGGGGTCGTCTACATCCTGCTGGCCAGCACCGCCAACGTGGCGCTGATCACGCCCGGCGTGTCGTCGCAATGGCTGCCGGTGCTCACCCTGCCGCTGTACACCCTGCCGATCCTGCAGGCCAACGCCGGCTACGTGGCGGCCAGCGCCATGGAGGTGCTGGGCGCGACCGATGCGGATAGCCTGCTCACGGGCGGGTCCGCGCCGACCTATGGGGCCTACAGCGGCAGCAATTTCGTCATCTCGTCGGGGGCGTCCACCGACAAGGTGGCCACCAGCCCGGACGGCGAGACGTGGACACTGCGCACTCTGCCATCGACGCAGCCTTGGGGTCACATCGCCTCTGACGGTGCGGGCACGCTGATCATCGTCACGCCCAACGGCTCCAAGCTGGCGAAAAGCACAAACCATGGCGTCACCTGGTCAGCATTGACCGACATAGGTGGCACGGTCATCGTCACCACCAATTTGGGCTTTCACTACGTCGGGGGCCTCTTCGTTCTGCCCGTGGGGTCGTCTGGCTCCACCTACAACACCAGCCCGGACGGCGTGTCGTGGACGGGGCGCACGTTGCCTGGCGGAGGTGTCGACGGCAACGCGCAGTTCCGCATGGTCGGAAGCAAGCTGTGGTTCCGCTCGTCGGCCACGGCCACCACGGCCTTCACGACCACGGACGGCATCAACTGGACCACCCACACCGCCAGCTGCCCGGCAGGCACCATGGTCACTGGCGCCTACCCCGACGGCAGCCTGTGGGGTTGCATCGGCAGCCTGCTGTACCGCACCACCGACGGCATCACCTGGACACTGCAGAGCGTGCGCACGCCGGTGTCAGGCTCGCTGCCGGTGGTGGTCAACGGCGTGATGATGGTCATGACTGGCCAGCTCATCTACACCTACGACGCGGGCGTGTGGACAGCCCGAGCCAAGGGCCTGGTGACCGCGGTGGACCTGCCTCAGCAGTGGTCCACGCTCACCTTCATGAACCGCGGTCACGTCGGTGGGCTGTTCCTGCAGCTCGCTCACATCGTTGGCCGCACGGTCGCCATCAAGCCGGGCAGCGGTTCCGCGTCCGGTCTCTTCCGAAAGGCTTGACATGGCCGCTCACGTTTTCGATTACTGGGGCTGGTATGCCGGCGCCGCTGCCGACGGTGCGGCGCGCAGCGCCCCCATCGCGCCGGCCAACACCAGCACCAGTGCAACGCCCGGTGCACTGCGCGCCAACTGGACCGGCCACGAGTGGATCGAACTGCCCTATGCCGTGCCCGATCCGCTGCCCGCGCCAATGGAGCCGGTGCCGCTGTCGGTCACGAAGCGGCAGGCGCGCCAGGCGCTGCTGCTGGCCGGCCTGCTCGACCAGGTGCAACCGAAGATCGATGCGATCCCGGACGCGACCGCGCGCGCGATGGCGCAAATCGAGTGGGATGACAGCCAGGTATACGAGCGCGACCGGCCCATCCTCATCAGCCTGGCTGGGGCGCTCGGCCTCAGCAGCGGCGACTTGGACCAACTGTTCCGCACGGCGGCTGCGCTATGAGCGCCGCGCTTGGTCTGGGTGTGGCGCTGCTGGTGTACCTGGCGGTAGGTGCGCTCATCGCCGCGCTATCGCGCAACCTGAGCGTTGGCGGCTGGCTGCACCAGCTGTTCCTCGTGCTGGACCAGGCGCTGAACGTCCTGCTCACGCCGTTCCATCGCGGCGCCTGGGCTGACGAAACCATGAGCGCCCGCGCCTGGCGCGCCGACCGTGACGGGCGCTGGTGGGGGCGCATCACCCGCCCCGTCATCGACTGGCTCTTCGCCTGGCAGCACGCCGAGGGCGGCCACTGCCGGCGAGCCTACGAACGCGAGCGCGAGCGGATGCACAGCCCGCCTGAAGCCCGGGCGCTGCCCGCAGATTCCACGACCACAGGGTGATTTACATGCAGCAGATTTCAGCGCCAGCCGCAGAGGGCGGTCTGGTCGGCCCGGCGAAGGCGGCCACCGTCTGGGCCGGCGCCTGGCTCGGGCACGTCGGCATCGGCAGCTGGGGTGACGCGGCGGCCGCGGCTGCCTTCGTGTACTCGTTGCTGCTGATCGCCGGGTGGATCGGGCGGCGCATTGCCCGCTGGCGCGCTGGCCAGTCCCTCGACGAGGCGCCGGACACCAGCAAGGGAGACCTGTGATGGCTGCTTCCCGTCTTCCCAACGCTTCGCTGCCGTGGCCCATCCCCATGCAGGCCGTCGGGCTGATCGCCGAGCGTGAAGGCTGCCGGCTACGGGCCTACCGCTGTCCGGCCGGTGTCTGGACGTGCGGCTGGGGCGAAACCGACGGCGTGGGGCCCAACACGGTCTGGACGCAGGCCTTCGCTGACCAGCGCTTCTGCGACTCGCTGGCCGAGCGGACCGAAGCCGTGCGGGCGCTGTGCACGCGCGAGCCCACGCCGCAGCAGCTGGGCGCCATGGTCTCGCTGGCCTACAACATCGGCGTTACCGGCTTCAAGGGCAGCACCGTGCTGCGCCAGCACAACGCAGGCAACCCGGCCGCGGCGGCGCGTGCCTTCAACCTCTGGAACAAGGCGCGCGACCCGAAGACGAAGAAGCTGGTCGAACTGCCCGGCCTCACGTCCCGGCGGGCTGCAGAAGCCGCGCTGTACCTGCAGCCGCACCACGATGACCAGCCGGAGCCGATGCCCCAAGCGGTGCAGCCGGAGTCGAAGCCCGCCGCCGGTCCGGTGGCGGCCAGCGGCATCACGGTGGCCGGTGCCGGGGGCCTCATCGCTTCCCTGGGGCCGCTGGGTGAGCAACTGGGCGCCGTGAAAGCCGCGCTCGCCGCCGCGCGCGGCGTCCTGGTCGACACGCTCGGCGTGCCGCCGGACTGGATCTTGCCGCTGCTGCTGATCGGCGCCGGCGCGGTGGTCGTGCGCTACCGGTACCTCCAGCGGCGCGAGGGCTGGGCTTGATGGGCGCGCTGTCGAAGTACCTGCGCGACGTGGCGGGCGGCGGCCTGTCCTTTTGGTGCGCGGGCTGCCGTGAGGCGCACACCGTCTGGATCCAGGGGCATGAGCCGAACGACGGCCGGCCGCGTTGGAGCTGGAATGGCGATGTCGAGCGACCGGTGTTCGGGCCCAGTGTGCTGTGCCGCACCTACCGCTACCCCAGCCCCTACGAGCCCGACACAAACCCCGAGCACGCCGAGATTCGGGCGATGTTCGAGCAGCGCGGCCGCGATGGCCACGACTGGATGATGGACCACCCGAATTGGGGCAGGCGCTGCCACACCTTCGTCGGCTGCAACGGAGCGCAGCCGGGCGAAATCATCTACCTCAGCGACTGCACTCACGAGCTGGCCGGCCAGGTCCTGCCGCTGGCGGAGATGCCGGTCTATCGGGGCGGCGAGTGATCGCCGGCGCGCTGGGCCTGGCCAGGGCCGTGCCCGTGTGGGTTTGGGCGCTGGCCGCGCTGTTGGCCTGGGGCGGCTTTCAGAAGCACCGCGCAGCCGGCGCCACGCGTGAGGCTGCGGTGGCCGAGATGCGCGCTGAAGTGGCCACCGCCACCGGCCGCGCTGAAGCCGAAGCGCGGCAGCGCGAGTACGAGATTGCCACCACCGCACAGGAGGCCGCCGATGCCTACCGTTCGAACCTGGCTCGCGCGCAGCGTGCTGCTGCTGGTGCTCGCACCGAGCTTGACCGGCTGCGGCTCGCCGCTGCGACTGCCGCCCCCGCCTGTTCAGCCGGCGCGGGTGCCTCCGCCCCCAGCGGAACTCATGACGCCGCCGGGCTGCTCCATGTGCTCGGAGAGTGTGGAGCGGCTCTTCAAACGATGGCAGCGGATGCTGGGGCCGACGCGGCCCGCTTGAGCGGCCTGCAGGCCTACGTGCGGGCGATCGGCGCGGCGCCGCGTGCCTCTGCCGCCTCGGCGGTGCCATGAGTGGTCAAGGGCCCACCCTGCGGCGCGCCAGCGTTCTGTGGTTCGGCTGGGCTCGAATCACTCGGGGCAAGAGGGCGTCTGAGCGGCCAGTGGCCGTGGTCGAGTTCAACGACACCGCCGCCATGGAGCGGGCCCTGAACAGCGGCATGGCAGACCTGGATTTCGGTGACGACACGCTGGCCGTGGTGCTTGACCGACAGCGGCGGCTGCCTGAAGGGGAGGGTGGGCCAGGGCGATCACGCCGGGCGCTTGCGCGCCTTGGTGTCCAGCTCGCCGGCTTTCGTCGGCTGCTCCAGGCCCTGGCCCGGTGGGCACTGTGCCTGCGCCGCTGACGCGGCGCTATCCCTCTGAAGGGGGTGTGCCGAGGCTGAGGTGCGGCCGTTCGCTGCGGTTCCGGGTCGCGGCAATGGCGCGAAGCAACAGCCGCTTCACGTCATGCTTGCGCCGCTCCGTCACTGTGCATAGGCCAATGACGCCGAGCAGCGCCCCGATCGTGATGAACGCGGCACGTGGGCCCAACGAGTAGAAATCCGCCACCGCGCCAAGGCATTGGATCAGCGGGTAGTGGAAGAGGTACATGCCGAACGTGAAGGACGCAAGGTGCGCAACCGCTCGCGCCATCCGCTCGTTCGCGCTGAGTGCGGACAGGAACCGTGCCGCGCCGAGGAAGTGCAGGGCGGCCAGTGCCCCCATCACGTTGCAGGCCAGGAAGTCCTGTGACCAACTCAGGGCAGAGAACATCTCCGGGCTGAGCTGGTGCTCGGTCCAGGCCGTCAAGGCCTCGTAGCCACCCTCTGTCCGAAAGGTCCAGTAGCCAAGCGCGGCGGCCGCGGCGAGCGCGAGCCCGCGCCTCGGCCCGATTGCGGCGCGCTTCGACGCGCGGTAGGCCAGTGCGCCATAGATCCACACCGGGAGCAGCAGCAGGATCTTCGGTCCCGCAATGAGGCACATCAGCGCGGTCCATCCCCAGCGCGCCCGCCCGGTGCAGTACGTGAATGCCGCAAAGATGGCGTAGTACCAGACCTCGAACCCCAGCGACCAGAACGGCCCATTCGAGAAGGGACGCACCGAGCTGAACCACAGCTCGTTGATGAAGAACAGGTTTGCGAATGCTCGCCAGAGCGGCTGGTCGGCCTGGTACCACCACCCGTTGTAGAGTGCAGGCGACAGCCGCGTGCCGATGCTGTCGCAGACTGCCGTCAGGATCAACGCCGGCAGCGCCACGGAGTACAAGCGCGCGGCCCGGCTCACCGCATAGGCCTCCAGCGTCCTCTCCTTCGTGTCGACCACGTAGGCGATGACGAAGCCGGAAAGCACAAAGAACACCATGACGGCGTCGTCGCCGAGGTCAGCCAGGCGCCACACGACCGGCAGCTTTCCGGCCAGGCGTTCGTTGATCACGTGCACGACGAACACAAGGCACGCGGCGAGCAGTCGCACCGCGTCCAGGTAGACGGACGTTGCCTTATTCATGAACCCTCTCAACGCTATGTCACATTTTGTGACCTAGCGCCTTCGGGATGCGGGTGCACTATTGCACTGGGGCGCCCATCCGGGGTGGATCCTTGATGCGCGTCAAGTTGGGCCAGGGCGACGATCACGCCCGGCTCGCGCCTTGGTGCCCCTGCTGACGCGCGCTGTCAACCGGCCGCCGGCCTACACCACCACGACTGCGGCCGCGTCATCACCTGTCGATCCGGCAGCGCGTAGTCCTGCTCTCCGGCGATCACGAACGCGTCGGCGGTGATCTTCACCAGTCGTGCGTTGCGCAGGGTGACGGCTGGCGTGGCGTTGCGGGCGATCGTGGCTACGCCCTCAGCGAACGTCAGCTCGACGCGCATCGGCGCGGTGGCCAGCAGCTGCTCCCGTGAGCGCTTCCGGCCTTCCAGGCGCAACACCACCAGGTCGACGAGCATGCGCGCACGGTACCAGCCGTCGCCGCTCAAGATCTGAGCCTGCGCGCTGGCTTCCTCGGCGCGGCGGCCAGCTTGCGCAGCACCGCCTCTTCGGGCCGCGACAGGGCCTCTCCGACCGGCTGCTGCACGCGGCCGCGCGGTGGCTGGTGCTTCGAGCGCTTGGTGGCCATGCTGCCCGCCGGGCACGCGCCGTGCCCGCGGCACCATCTTCACCATGCCCGCGCTGACGCGCAAGGTCTGTGCACCCTGTGCCGGAGTCGCGCCAGAGCGTGGCAGGTTGTGCCGGACCTGTGCCGGCATCACGCGGATTTACGCTTCCGTGCAGATGCTAAGTCCTTGATTTTGTTGGCGTCCGCCTCTTGGGAACGTCTTGTGATTCTGGTCGTCGTGGGTTCGAGTC